GAAATATGTTACATAGAAATTTAACTTATACATTAATTTCATCGGTTGTAACAAAATTCATTGTATTACCACCTGGAGTTGTAGTGGAACTTAATCGTGCACAACCATCTGGCCATCCAACAGGAACCCTCATTAACTGTAATGTAAATTTAATTTATTGGTGTCTAATTGGATATAAGATTTACGGTGACAATTATGGTGATATGATGAGAGTTGAAGTGTATGGCGATGATACTAGAGCATATTTTAAGAATCATAAGAACTTGATTAATATTGATGATTATATAAGAGAGTGTGGGTTGAAGAGTGAACCTGTAATTAATAACCTGATTCCAACGAAAGTTTTATATGATGATGATAAAGATATTGATTTTCTTAAAAGAAGATTTAACCTCAATGGTATAAGATGGAATCACAAGAAATTGTTTGATAAAGTTTTATATCAAAGTAAGAATAGAGATTTTAATCAACAAGTGAGTTTGTTAACCTCATATTTTATGAGTTTGTCCACTGATGATGATGTAGCAACTATGTGTAATCACTTTTCAAAATGGATAGTTAATAAACACAGTGATAAGATTGATGATGAAGTTGCTGACACTTTAGAAGCCGTTAAATCAAAATTGGACGAAAGATTACTACCTCAAAATCAAATGTGCTTATATAATTATAAAGCATATATTCTAGATGAATATATAAAGAAAATTAATTTATTGTCATATTCTGTTCATAGATATAAAAAGTACATGTACATGTATCCAGGTGAGCTAGAAATTGATGATGACAAATTAACTGTTCTTTATTGCATCGGAATGACATATGACGATATAATTAAATATAACTACATTGATGAAAAACAAAAATTACGTCCACCACCATTAAGTTCTAATGAATTTGAGAAATTGATTAATAGATATAGTGATGATTTTAGAAATTATGTTAACAAATTCATAAATTATATGAATAGTAAAATTTAATTTTATTAATCATCAATTTAGTGTCTAATTCAATTTTAAATATATATAAGTTATAGTATTGGACTCACAATTTCGAT